TGGGCTACAATAGCTAGATGGTACCCTCATTCAGAAATACAGATGTGCTGTAAAGAGATTAGCAGAATGGAAGAATGTGTACATGCTCCTTTCTACCAGAAGATGTCAGATGTACTAAACATAGCACCAGAAGAAACATTCAAGAATCAACAGACTATAGTAGAATTAAAAAATAAATTAGAGTTACTCAATTCAATAACAAAAGACTTAGAGAAAGATAAATTACTCTCTTTAGCTACAGTAGCTTTAATTGAACAAGTTCTACTATTTAGTAACTTTGCAGTTCTTAAATCTAATAGTTCTAACGGAAATAACTTCATATCAAACACTATTACTGGTGTAGACTTTGTTATTGCTGATGAGCAACTTCATGGTGACTTTGCTACATTCCTGTATATTACCCATAAGTCTGAGCATAATAAATACATAGGTGAATTGCCTAAAACACATTTAGAATCTATTCTAACAGTAGTTGAAGAGATTATAAATCATGAAGATTCTATGATTGACTATATATTTAAAGGTGAGACTAGTATTAATAGTATAACACCTGAACAATTAAAAGAATTTATTAGATCTAGGGCTAATCAAGTATTAGAAAACTTTGGCTATAAGTCATATTATGTAAATACAGAAAATCCTATTGCTAATTGGTTTTACAAGGGAACTAAATCTATTAAAGTACATGATTTCTTTTCAGGGTTAACTAATCAATATAGGAGAGGTTGGGAACTAGACAGTTTTAGTAGACTACCTTTATTAAACAAGGAGAATATTAATGGAACTAACTAAGTATGAAGAGTTTAGTCACGCAAGAAAACAACTACAATTAGAGGGTTTAGCCCCTAATTGGTACTCTACAGCAGGATACCAATTACTAGTTAATAAGAACTATCTAAATCTTGGAGAGACTCCTTGGGATATGTACCATAGGGTTGCTAAACGAGCAGCAGACCTAACTAAAGTAAAGATACCTGAAGACTTTGGTTATAAAGATTGGTACTCTGCATTCTTAGATATTACATGGAAAGGTTACTTGTCCCCATCTACCACTGTACTTACAAATATGGGTAATGATAGAGGTCACCCAGTGTCTTGCGCAGGTACTTATTTAGGAGATTCTATTAGGGCATTCGGTGAAGCAAGACTAGAAATAGAACAACTAACTCAAAGAGGTTATGGTACTTCTTGGTCTTTAGACCCAGTTAGGCACAGAGGTTCTCCAATATCAAAAGGAGGCACTGCTACAGGTATTATGCACCCAGCAGATGATATAGTACAATCCATGAGAAAAGTTACTCAAGGAGACAGTAGAAGAGGTAATATAGGTCAATATGTCAATCCACTACACTACGACTTTGATGAACTAGTAGACCAGCTTATATCTGACCATGATGGTTGGAATATAGGTTGGAACTACAAAGATGAGTTTGATGATTTATTTAAGAAAGACCCTAAAGAAGCCGATAGACGTTGGAAACGTATGTTGAAGACTAAAATGCAAATTGGTAAAGGTTACTACTTCTTTATAGATAAGGTAAATAGAAATAGACCCCAAATGTATATAGATAAAGGCTTCAATGTAAGACATTCTAACCTATGTGGAGAGATAACCTTAATGAATGATAAAGACCATTCATTTAGTTGTGTACTCTCTTCTATGAATGTGTCTAGGTACGATGAATGGAAAGATACCAAAGCCATTCAAATATCCACAGTATTCCTAGATGCTGTAATTGAAGATATGCTAATCAAAGCTAAAGAAGAAGAAGGTTTTGAAAAAATAGTAGCATTTACTGAGAAATCGAGAGCTATAGGTTTAGGTGTTCTAGGCTTGTCTACATACTACCAACAAAAGAATTGGATTTATGGAGACTTTGAGTCCACACAATTCAATCAAATATTCTTTAAAGAACTCAAAAAAGAAGCTTTAGAAGCTTCTAAGTGGTTAGCTAAAGAAGTAGGAGAACCTGAGTGGTTGACTGGTTACGGTAGAAGATTTTCTCACCTTATTGCCCTACCACCTACTAAATCTACAGCTATTATTCAAGGTGGGATTTCAGAAGGAATAAACCCAAATTTCGCTAATGTCTTTGAACAAGATACTGCTGGTGGTACTGTTTATAGGATAAATCCTGTTTTACTGCCTATTATGAAAGATAGAGGTAAATATACTAAAGAGGTTATGGCTAGAATTTCTGAGTCACAAGGCTCTGTACAAGGTGAAGACTGGTTATCAGAACACGAGAAGAAAGTATTTCGTACTGCATTTGAACTTAATCAAGAAACTATCCTAAGGATGGGTTCAGATAGACAAAGAGTTATGGGTACTGAAGTCCAAAGTCAATCACTTAACCTCTATATACCTGCTGAAGAAAAAGAGGAAGAGATAGCTAGGTTACATCACATAGGTGCAAAGGATGAGTATATACACACTATGTACTATATACATAGTTTAAATGAAGAGTCCGTCTATAAAGTTGATAAAGATGAATGTGTGGCTTGTAATGGATAACTATATAATACTAACAGACACTACAATAGGGAACCTACAAGCTAAAGTTAATAGTAGACTAGACCACTACTTACCTGTAGGAGGGGTCTCTTCATTTGTAGCAAAGCAGAGAGATTACTCAGATAGTTATGAACTAGTAACAACAACAAACAGTGGTTATAATTCAGGTAATGCACACTTCCAACAAGCTATGCTTATGATAGGTACTAGCTGTCAAAATTAATAAGGAGAAATAGATAAATAAATCTACATTAATTTGGTTAGGTTTAGTTAGTTTTCTAATTAGACCAATCAAGAAACAGACAAAGATAACATCACCACCAAATCACATTAGTAAACAAAGTTCTGTTAGAAAAGTAAGTTTCTACCCAGAACCTAGATACAATTTAAAGATACCAAGAACAAATAAAACAAAATACGAAGGAAAATAATGGAAGAAATAGATAAAGCACGAATTGATGTGCTGAAAGCTGAAGTTAGACAAAAACAACTACATATAACTAAACTATCTGGAGGTTCTGTTACAGACCTTGATTTACGAGAAGCTCAAGCAAAGTTGTTTGAAGCTCAAGCAAATGAGAAACTAGCACAAAGTGTAGAATTACTAAAAGAAGGAAAATAATGGAAGAAAACGTACAAGAAGTAGAGCAAGATACAGTAGAGTCAGTAACAGAAGTAACTTTATATAGAAAAGTAACACTTGAACCTATGACAAGACTACAGTACAATGAGTTTAGAGGATGGACACTACCAGAAGATGAGAATGAAGAAGACTCAGGATTCAAAGTGACTTCTTTAGAGAATGGTCATGTATCTTGGAGCCCATCAAAAATAGTTCAACAAGAAATCATAGACCCTACTCAAACAGAACATGATAAAGATTCTGTACTAGAATCACTAGGTATTCATACAGACGGAGAACTGAAACACTTGATTAATCAAGCTAAAGAGCTAATTAAGACTAGGAAAACAGAAGCTAAAGAACTAGCTAAACTAGAACGAGAAAGAATCAAAAATGAAGGTTTAGAGGAAGCTCTAGCTAAGTATGCTGAGACTAACGAACTAGGTAAAAGAATCTACAACTTTAAAGAAGTGTCTGAGCTTACGGGTGTAAGTACAACTAGGATTAAGAAAGCTTTAGAAGCTCAACAAACTAAAGAACCTGAGACAGTTGTGTGAATGTAGAATTTGTAGACTATAGTATAACAGGTAAGACATTTGAAGGTGTAGAAGAGTACCTTAATACTCAAAATATACCTTACATACCGAGAATAGACAGAGAAGATAACTCAGATATTGAACTTCATGTAACTACTGATGACATACCTAGTCACAATACCTTTATTAAAGACTTATGTCTTAAAGGAGACTTATCAAATGTTGATAAGTATATTATTTATTTACAATGAATAGAAAAAAAGGAGTTTATATGAGATATAGACAGTTAGGAAATAGTTCTGCTTTCAATACTAAGATGACTAATAGTTCTTTTCTAGTAGAAGAAGGTGGTAAACAGTTACTAGTAGATTGTGGATACAATGTGTTTACAGAACTAAAAAGACTAGAGGAACTAGGCGAATTAGACTTGAGTAAGATAGATAATATATTTATTACTCACACGGATGATGACCATATTGGTTCTCTCAAGGCTTTTCTGTACTACAGATACTTCGTACTAGGTAAGACTACTGAGATTTACTCAGGAGACTATGACGGTCTGTGCAACTACTTGAATGGAGTGAATTCACAAGTAAGAGACTTTAGGAAAGTAAAAGCAAAGATTTATGACCTAAAACTAGGTTTACCTAATGTCTTATTTGAGGGTTATAATGTAATTACAACAGATACTCATCATTATCAGAGTTGTAAAGGTATTGCTTTTGAGAAGATTAGTGGTAAAGATACTCTATACATATCTGGAGATACTAAAGCTTGTGAAGAGATTAAAGACACTATTCAGCATATATTAGATAATGGTGGTAGGTATAGAATATTTCATGATTTTAGTAACTTTGATGATGAGAGTAAACAAGTACATGCTTGTAAATCTGATACAGAAAGAGTATACAGTAAAGAAGTCTTAGAAGCTATTACTTGGTATCATAACGATACAGAATTTAATAGTGATTGGCAAGAACTATGAGTAAAGAAACTAAAGCAGAGATGCTAGACTACTTAATAGCTATATTTAATGATGAACCATTAGTGGACATCAGGAGTATACTAGAAGGTGGTGAATTTGATGATAAAGACATTGACGAACTAGGTATAGAAGATTACGATGAGGAAGAGTCCTTATATGGATACTAATAACACAAGGAAACAAATGAAGAAAAAACAATTAAAACTAGAACTAGAGTCAGCTAACAGCTTAATATCAGCCATGAGAACCGAACTGGAAGACTATAAAGAAGCTTATAAGCAAGTTGTGGAAGAGAACATTAATCTAGTAAATAAGATGGATGCTTGCTTTGTAGAGAAATTAGCCAATAGAGTTAAAGAGGTTAATCCTTTAGATGTTATTGATTCTCTATCCATTAAGTCCCTTGTAGAACTTGATGAGTCTGGTGTAGTATATGAGTTAGATGGTGTAGCTTTACTATCTGAGCTAAGAGCAGAGTTTAAAGAGATTAGACAAGAGAAAGGTTTAGAATAATACATAGGGCAACCTATGTATATCAAATTAAAGGATAGGTATGAAGAAATATGTAATATATAATAATACAATGTCCATAATTGTAAATAAACCAGATTATATGACTAGACAACAACTTAAAAGAAATATGATTATTAAATATGGAATAGTCTATATACACAGAATAAAGGACAATAATGAGTGACATCCAAGAAAGAGAAGAGTACTACAAACTAGACAGAGAAAATAAAACCCAAGAAGCTATCAGTAACCTTCTTACTCTAAAAAACGAACCTCAAGGACTCGTAACTGATAGTGTTAGAGACTATAACGTAGGTTCATCTAACTACTCTAAACATAAGATTCAACCTTGGGATATATGGTTGGAGTACAGCTTGAATCCTTGGGATGCTGACATCTAATTTAAGTATATTTTAACATCACATTAGATACAATACAGGTACAGATAAGAAGAACACAAAAGGAATTTATATGAAAAGCAAGTTTGATAAAACAGGAAGTAGTCTGGAGGTAAGAACCTCTAATTTCTTACGTAGAGCAATAGAGAGACATAATTCAAAGTATTCTTACAACAAATTGCAATACAAAAACGCCAATAGTAAGGTACTTATTACTTGTCCGATACACGGAGACTTCCAACAAACAGCCAATGACCATGTGAAAGGGGCAGGGTGTCCAGCATGTGGGAGGTTATCTACAACTAATAGTCACACCTTGTCATTTTCTGAATTTAAAAATAGAGCTATTGCAGTACATGGTACTAAATACGCCTATAACGAAAGCCTATTTACTATGAGTAGTGAAAAGGTAGGGATAGTTTGTACTACGTGCATGTCTGAATTTACTCAACTTGGATCAATGCACTTGCAAGGACAAGGGTGCTCTAAGTGCAATAAACATGGATTAAACTACACACAACCTACAATATTGTATTTTTTGAGTGTGAACAAGGGCGTAGCCTTTAAAATTGGTATTACAAACTTTTCTGTAAACGAAAGATTCTTAGTTAAAGACTTAAAGACTATAGAAGTAGTAGCTGCTAAACAGTACAACACAGGTTATGAAGCTTACGACGCAGAACAGGCAATACTACTTGAATTTAAAGATAAGCAATATAGAGGAGCACCACTATTATCGACAGGTAATACTGAGCTGTTCTCGGAAAACATATTTAATGAAATAAAGGAGAGATATTTCGATGAAAAAAAATCCACTACTGAACCCTGACTCTAAGCACTACCAAATGTTCGATGAAAAAGAAACTATAGAACACTTAGAAGAGATGATGACTATAGATGAATTAAAAGGATGGGCGAAAGGTAACGTATTCAAGTACAGACTACGTATAGGGCATAAAGATGCTATAGAGAAAGAAATGACAAAAATAAAGGGGTATGAGGAATACTACAAATTTTTAAATACTGAGAGAGTTCTGAGAGATAGTGGTAGAAATGATAGAACACTAGATTATGAGAAGATTAAGCATATATGTGATGAGAGAATAAGACAACTAACAACTACAGTAACACCTATACTTACCAAACGATATATAACTATAGTAGATTCGGATGAGGGACAAAAGGATTTTTGTGTATATACTAAGTTGTCTAAAGATGATGTAGATGAAGCAATAACTGCTAATAAACAAACAGAAGACCATGACTATGAAAGTCTATTTGACTTACTTAGACTATCGGATAAAGACTTAGAAGTTATAGATTTATCTAAAATAATGGTAAGTTACTGATGTTTGAGACTTTAGTAGGATTAGCAATAATAACTAATACAATTACACAAGTAACTTGGTTTTATATAACAATTATTAGGAAGAAGAATTAATGAAGGAAATGAACTTAACTAGGTTGCTAAAGAGTTGCTGTGTTACCATACCAGATAAGGTACAAGATGCTTTATTTGACTATCTAGTGGAGTTAGATGTAGATTTAAACACACTAAATGTTGACAATTTATATGTAAATGATGTACAGTACTTAGAAGATGATGAAGGTGAGAATTATGCAGAAGATTACCATCTGTTAGTAAAAGATGAGGATGGAGGATATTATATATGAAATTTGAATTATACGATATAGTAGAAACTATAGATGGTAGTATCATTTATAGAATAGACAATGTGTGTGAAGTAGATAAACTATACAACAGTAACCTAAATGCAGAAGAGATTGAAGATAGGTATTCCTTTTACGAAAGTGAACTAAAACTAGTAGCTTCTAAAGATAAGGTATTTTCTTGTCATAGATGTGGAGAAGATCTATCAAACACAGAGATGACACCAGGGTATGTATTTGGATGCGACACTTGTGATGAAGATTTTTGCTACTTTGAGGTAGCTTGATGAAAACTAAACATATATGCTTGTATGGAGGACCAGGAATTGCCAAGAGTACAACAGCCTCTGGTCTATTCTATAGGATGAAAGAAGCTGGATATAAAGTAGAACTGGTACAAGAATACGCTAAAGAACTGACTTATAGAGAAGATTTCAGTACACTAAAGAACCAACTATTTGTATTAGCTAATCAACATAAGAACTGGTTTATGTTAGAGGGTAAAGTGGATTATGTAATCCATGATAGTCCTTTACTACTAAGCATACACTATGCTCAAGAATCTAATCATTTGCCTCTAAAAGAGTTTAAAGAATTTGTACTAGCTTTAAATAGTAAGTATGAAACTATGAACTTCTTACTAATCAGAGATAATGAAGCTCATCCATATAAACAATATGGCAGAACTCAAACACTAAAAGAAGCTATAGAAATAGATAAATCTGTGAAAGGATTACTAGAAGACTCTGATACTAGTTTCTTAGAAGTTCGTGATTTAGCTAAGATAGCTAAGATAATTGAGGTTACATATGAGAACTCTTAGAGATTTATTTGAACAATTAGCTGACTTATCAGAAGATGAGTTAGATAAGGACTTGCACTTGACAGTATGGGACCAATCAGATAATTGGAATTGTAAAGATATAGATATAAATACAGATGGTACTTGCAGTGATTTACAACTAGTACTAGATAGTGGTTATACAGTAAGTTATAACAGAGATAAGGTATTTGAAGTACCAAAACATTAAAGGAAAAAAAATGGGATATTATACACAGTATGACCTAGAGTTAGGTAGTAACGAGAGATTAGATAGAGATGGAATAGCAGAGAAATTTGAAGATATTTCGGGATTTAGTATGCACTCAATAGACGACGAATCTATGAAATGGTATGACTATGACACAGATATGCAGAAGCTAAGTAAGGAGTATCCAGAAGTATTATTTATAATGACTGGATTAGGTGAAGACTCTGACGATAACTGGAGACACTACTTTAGAGGTGGTAAAAGCCACAAAGTAGATGCTATTGTAGCCTATCCTCCATTAGATGAAACTAAATTAAGTTAGAAGAGATGTTAATATCTAACAAACAAGACTTAAAGAAAAAAATTGAATTGGGTGGATTGAGATTATCATTTGAGGGTAATGGACACCTAAACTTAAAATACACAAGCAACGATAGCACAGAACAAGTACAGTTTATACTAAATAAGTCAGAAATGAGAAGTATACTTGAGACACTATCAGTAGAACGT